TATACGCTATTCCTTTTTTTAGGCCTATTGTTAGCTCTATTTATAGAAGCTTTTTGTTTTCTTGTTTTCCCTCCCTTTTTATAGTGAGCTTCATCTAATCCATCTCCGTTCCCGTAATTTCCTTTTTCTCTATTAATTTGATTTAGCTCTGCGCGGTATTTCTTAGCTTTAAGTTTAGATCCGTACTTAGCGTACTCCTTTTTATAATCTCTTTTTATAGCTTTCATAACTCTTGCAATATACTAAAAAAAATTCAGTTAACGAAATATTGTTACAAGCCCTTGCAGCTGTGTAGCTTTTCCAGACTGAGTCGCGTTAAGCTTCCAAGTGTAAACTCCATCAGGACATAGCCAATGTTGAGAAAAACTTGTTCCTGTCCAATAATCTAAAGGATCTTTTATTTCTTTTACAAGCGTCCCCCATCTATTGTATATCTGCATCTCCCACGTTAACCAACACGTTGGATCGGTTACTGCATAGAATATATCATTGACCCCGTCATTATTAGGGGTAAAAGTATTAGGGATAAAAATACTATTATCGTCACAGTCATTAATTCCGCCACCACCGTCTTCACAAGGCAAACCTGTATAACAATCTATATATTCGGTTGAAAATACGTATTCAGTAAGCGTTAAGGTATCTGTAACATAAACGTAATTATCCACAACTACGTCTACATACATTGTGTCTGTTAGATAAATATACTCGTATAGAGTATCTGGCGGTAATTGGACATACTCTATTAATGTGTCCATTTCTGTGATGTATAGTGTGTCTGTAGTTACCCACTCAACATCTATGTAAAGTGTGTCTGTAATGTACTCAATAACATCTACGTACTCAATAACGTCTATATACACGGTGTCACACGTAGAAGGGGCACAGTTTATTGCAAAGTTATTTGTAAGGTCTATATCAGGGTAGTTTTGGGTTTGAACAGCACCACCGCCATTGACGGCCCAGCCGCCCTCCTCTGTAGAGGCTGTTCGAGACAAGTTGATTTGCCATATTACAACTTCAGTACACAGGCTGTCGTTAGCAAGAATTTCTTCCCAGCAGCTATTTGTAGATCCATTATAATCATAAACATTAGCGCTCCAAGTGTTACCACTCTCTAATATCTGATTCCCGTAAAGAGTAAACACTTTAAATGTCCAACCTGGGTGATTAACCCCAGTCAAACAATCCAACCAATTGTAATCTAATCCTTCTACATGTAACCCTAAAACTATATGACTAACAGTTGTGTTATTATTTATATGCGGACTAGCGCTATTCTCACACGTGTTACCTTCAGTTGTAAATTCATTGCAACCACAGTTTTCGCTATTGATTGCTTCAATAACAATATCACCTGACGCTGCATCCCAGCTGCTTATAGCTACATCGCATTGTGCAGATAGCGTTGGAACCCATAAAGCTAATAGGTATATTAGTCTTCGCATACACCGTAGTTTGATAAAAATAATAATAAATCTTGAACGTCTACCGCTCCATTATTATCCAAATCCCCAGGGCATGTATCCTCCTGTACACATGAAGCATAATTAGGATGCTCTGTAAGTAACGGGTAGACAAATCCATCTCCGTTTAAAACAAAAGTTGTTCCTATGTCTGCACAGTAAATTATAGTATACCCTCCCGCAGGCAATCCAAAATAATGGTCTCCTCCGTCACAATCTTGGTATTGAAAATTAGTCCACTTTTCAGCCCCCACGGAAGTAAATACATGCTGGTTACATTGAGAGAGAACAGATACAGGTAGCAATAATAAAACAAATAATATTTTCTTCATACCGTAAAGTTACAACTTAATTAACCCCGCGTGAAGCTCCCTATGGCAATTAGCACATAAAAGAGCGCACTTCTTAGATTCAGCTAATAAGTTTTTAAATGATCTTTTAGACTCGCTAATAGCAAAAGATTTTTGTAATGGATCTCGATGGTGAAACTCTAAAGCCGAATCACACTTATCATAACCGCAAACCTCACATTTCCCGCCTGCAAGAGAAACTAATTGTTTTTTCTTTATTTGATGAGTTTCACGCTTTCTTTTTGCTCTGCATTTTTTACATGAACCCTCAACCCCATCTACGCATTTTTTATGGGGAGTAAAGTCCTTTTTAGGTTTAACCTCTTTACAATCTTTACATTCTTTATATTTAGTAACAATACACATTACTTAGAAAATCTTTCAGCAAATCCTCCAGAGTAGTCCTTTATGTCTTTTATATCCCCGCTAACCTCAAGGTCTTTAACCATTTGAGACAACCTTTGTCTTTCTATAATAAGCTCTTTGCAGTCCGTAGCCGTTTGTTTTATAGATTGCAGTTCCGCTTTACGAGCACTCCCGTTTATTTCTGGGTCTACAGGTTTTTTAATCTCTTCGATCATATTGTCTATAGCTATCTCCATGCTTTGCATAAGCCTTTTAGAGGCGCTTACGGTAGTGAATTTATATTTCGACATACATTAAATCTTCTGCGCGGGTGCGGTAATATTCTACCCCGTCGATAGTTATACGATAATCTCTGTTTTGTTTAAACCCTACAATGTCTCCTGGGAGAACCCCCTGCTCATCAGCTGACTTACAAGTATAGGCTACTTCACCCTTAGTAGGTAAGGTTTCTTTTAGGTCTACAATTTCTATAAGGTCTGACTGAAGCTTTAACTCCTCTTGCTCTACAGATTTCAATAGGCACCAACCCGCTAAACAACGTATCTTACCATCTTTTTGACTCTTATACGCTATAGCCTGGTTCCCAATTGCATTGTTTGGATCGTAAGTAACAATATAGGTGTTGTCTTCTTCAGTGAAGATCTGCCCGTTATTATCTCCACCTAGAACTACTAAGTGGTGAAAGTATAAAGTATCCCCTACTTCTACTCCTGTATCAAACTTAAAGGGTACGCATACAACGGGACCTTCAGTTGTTCGATTGTCAAAGTCGTTAAACTTTGAATCTATATATAGCTCAAGTCCGCTATCTGAAGTAATTGTGTCCTTAAGCCTTTTCTCAAGCTTAACGACAAATAAATTAAATGTTTTCATTGGATTTTATTTAATAACCACCAGAACCCGAACCACCTGAAGATCTTGTTCGCCCTCCTCTTGTTGGCGCTTGTTGGGACCTAAGTTGTTGCATTATATTTCGCATTGAAGACCTAGAAGCTGCAGTAGAGGGGGTTAGCCTGTCATGAGCTGAGGCTTTGTGAAACCCACCTACCATAGCCCCTTGATTTACGTGAACGTGATACGGGCCTACATAGTCAAAACCGTCAGGCAAAGTAAACTCTCCGCCAGGAGTATATAGTTGAGATCTTACCATTTTAAAAGTTGCAGTCAAATTCTAACATACATGGCATACCGTCTATAGCCTTCCATAAGGTTTGGACGCCCTCTGTATCTTGCATATATACGAGGTATCTGTTTCTGCTGTGTTTAACCAGATATCTTTCGTCTTGAACGATTGTGCTTACTTTTCCAGCCCCTGCTCTCATACCTATATAATAAGCCATACCGTCTTTTGGGTCTCTTCCGACCACAATTTTTCTAATAATTCCTTCCATTTTATTCAGTATCTATCCCCAAGCTTTCTAAAAAATCATCTACGTCATCGTCAAAGTTTTCAAAGTTTTCTGGGGGGTCGTATTCAAATTCGTGTTCAAATGTATTGTTTATGAAATCCAATATTTCCGTTAGCTCAAAGATAGTAGATAGATGGTAACTATATATAGCGTTCATATTTAATTCCCCATAATCATCTTCTTGTAAGAATCCAGAAACTAATATAGACACAAATCTATCCCTCATGTCATACTTATCAACAAGGCTATCCATTTCTAGTGCTAATTTTTGAATCTCTAATAAAAAAGCTATATCTTTCATAATAATAATTTATTAAATGCCTAAAAGTAAAGTACCTAAAAAGAAACTTTTTAGAGAGTTCTCTTTGCAAGATAAGAAATATATCCGCAGAAACTATTTAAAGAAATTAAAAGTTGTTAAACACTTTATAAACAAAGAGTACGACATTAACTTCTCTCATGTAGAGTTCCTTTTCTGGGGGTATGACCTTCAGTTCTTTACGATAAAGTACGCAGCAGAAAGCTTAGCTATGAACAGGAACAATACACAGAATAGATTTATATACCCATTGGTAAATAAGGGGTATCTATATAAACATTTTGATAAGCTTACCCCTTCTGAGACTTTTGAAGATCACCTTTTTAGGGATGAAACAAAGTTTAACTACAGGGTTAGGTATGCTTTGACTCAGAAAGCCAGACTTCTTGTGCAGAGAGTATATAGAGATTTAGAAGTTTAACTACCTCTAACACTCGTCAAGCATCTTTACCGCATCGTCTTGCGATAAAAGAAGGCATGTAGCAAAATCTCGGTATGTTATAGTTACTTCCTCCCCGCTTTCGATCGCTTTCGCAATGTCTTCGTAGATTCGGAAGTATGCTTGGGTAGATCGTCCAATGAATCCATTTTCTTTGATGTTGTTGTTTTCTTGCGAATCACCCAATAGCAAACATCCAGCAGTATCTTCGTCAGTATTGCCGCAATGAATAAGAATGTATTTAAAATTAGGGACATCAAGTACGTGAAGCATTCCCATATGGATGTCAGAAAACCTTTTAGAGTACTTAGCATGATGCCCCCCCACAGTCCTAAGACCGACGCAATACTCTCCTTCAGGTATACAAGTTTCTCCCCACACTTTTTCAGTACGGCTCTCATCTTCGAGAGTATAGCATAAAAATTTTCTTTCATTCGTTGTATTAAATAGTATCCCATTTGTTGAATCCTTTCCTTTGTTGAATCTAATTACCTCTAATTTCATTTTTTTAAATTT